ACTAACGTTCCCACGCTTGGCGAAGTGGCGGACTTTGGAAACGAAATCTGTCTGCCTTGCACTAAACTTGAATTGAAAACGAAAATGATTATTAACCGAGAACCCGCCATTTTGCCAAACGTGTGTTAGTGGCTGGGCTTCTCACAAAACTAAAAAAATGGAACAAATTTATTATTGGATTGGATTGTCAGTTTTTTGGCTTTCTGCCACAATTGGAAGTGTAATTATAGTGGGCTATTTATTAAAAGAATTGCTTGACTACTTAGGAAAAAAATTTAAAATATTATGGGTAATGGTAGAATTTGCCCACTACAAAAAAGAGTTTATAGAATGGGTAAAAGACAAAAAACGCCATCCGAAGTCGCAATAGCCTTGCCACTAACGGTTTGCAGCTAATAAATCGTTTGTAAACCACATTTGGCATATTAACAGCTATGCCAAATGTTTATTAGGTGCTGTTATAGCCAGTACGGTTTAATTAGTAGGAACTTTAATCGAAGAAATAAAAAAAGAATTTAAAAAATGAGCGAGGGACAAATAGAATTATCATTTTGGGTTACGAATGTTGATGCTAAAATAGAAGCATTTAAGAACCGAGAAGCAAAAGCAAAAAACACTTTTGTATTATCTGAAATTGACAAAGCAGTTGCATATAAATTTATAGCACAATACCATTATTTGAAAGATGCTAAATTTTTTGCTAAATACTGCTACGGAATTTTTATAGATAATGTTTTGGTTGGATGTGCAACTTACTCAAACCCACAGGGGATAGTAGCAATGAAAAGTTGGTTTGGACTTGAAAACGATAATCAAGACGTATTGGAATTGAGCCGACTTTGTATGTTGCCAAAGTTAAACGGAACAAATGCCACAAGCTACCTACTTGGTAACTCATTGAGATTATTAAAATCAAAACAAGTAAAAGCTGTGATAACTTTGGCAGATGATTCAAGGCACGTTGGCTCAATTTATCAAGTCTGTAATTTTAAATACTATGGTTTGACTGATAAGAAAACAGACTTTTATACAGCCGATGGAAGAATAAACCCAAGAGGACAAACGAAAGATATAAAAGGGGTTTGGCTACCAAGAACGCAAAAGCATAGATATTGCTACACACTTGATGAAAGTTTGATTTGCTTACTAAAAGAACAACCAAAACCAAATATAGGAATGATAAACAATTACGAATGTTGCAACCAAACTAATAAAGTGTTTGATAAACGGAATAAGGAATGGTATAGTTGCCCAAAATGCACTAATTCTATTTCTCTTTTAGGTGTGGAGGAAAATTTTTTAAATTCTTTTTCTAACGAAAGTTCAATCGAAGCACAAAAGTAGTATTGGCTATAACTACCTGCTAAGTACTACCCTAATAAAATCAATACTTTCAAAGATACAATGTAACTAAAAATACACATTATGGATACTAATATAAATCTATGTAACATTACGCTTACTTACAATCAAATCGTAAAGCAATTAATAGAAAATAGAAACTCAAGTAAATGTACTCAAGATACGGTGGCAAGTTGGTTAAATGTAAGTAGAAAAAAACTAATAGAATTTGAAAATTTAAAAAGACTAGATTTTGAATTGTTGTGTAAATATTGCGACATTTACGGGATTGATTTAAAATTATATTTTATAATAACATAAATTTATAATTATATTTACAAAATGAAAGAACCTTATAAAACAATAACACCTTACCTAATTATAGGCATTTTAATAGTAATAGCATCATTCTTTATGAAAGGATGTGAACGTAAACCCGATGTTGTTTTAACTCCTACCAATCAACTAGATGAATTGATGTCGGATAAAGAGCAAATTAACGATATGCTACTATCTAATAACAAATCATTAAGGCTGCAAATAGACAGTTTAAGCCATTTAAAACCTAAAGTAGTAATAAGATATAAGACTGTTTATGATAGTTTGTTAGTGATCGACACAATGTGTGTTAAGGCACTTGTTACATTACATAATGAACATAGTAAAATTGACAGCGTAAATAATGCTATTATAACTAATCAAGAAAACCACATTATTAATGATAGCCATGTTATTGGTAATTTAACAGATATTGTAGCAATTCAAAAATATAAGCTTACAAATGATAGTTTGGCTATAATTGATATTAGTAAAGAGGTTAAAAGAAAGTATCGTAAAGGATTAATACAAGGCGGTGCCATTGGTTTTGGAATAGGCGCTGCTTTTATTGGAGGGTTAATAATTAAGTAGGAGTGTTACTATCTTTACTCTTTAAATTTTGGTAAGTAGTCATTCCAAATAGAGCGGCTATAAAACTATAATCAATTATAAAAATTTCGCCTAATTGTGTTAAATCTCCTAATGATAGCCATTTTACATGGGCTGCAATAACACATGATACAATTATAAAAGCCGTTAATTTACGACTAGAAAATCCCTTAGTTGTTGTATCAAAAGAATCTATTAATTTTTGTATTATTTGTTTCATTTCGTAATAGTTATAAATATTTTTTCTTTGCGAGATTTAGCCGTTTGGATTTTAGTGTAAAGTAAATTAGTAGCTGCCGTGCTTTCTGTAATTATATTGTTAGCACGTTTGCGACCACAAAGTAAACAGCCTAAACTATCTATCTCTGTATTTCCTTTATGTATTCTAATGCCACTATATCCCTTAACATTCAATAGTATAGGCATAAAAACTTTAAACCTTGCACTCATAGTCCAATCAACTTCATAACGCCCATAAGGAATAGCTGTTTTGCCGTATATTTTAGTAGCTACAATTTCAGCTAATGGCATAGTATCGGTTAATCCTCTATCTCGATCTTCAAGAATGAAGCATTCAAATTGACCGTCAATTAAAAGTCTTCCAGTTGTTGAAGTTTCTGTAAATGTATCTCTTTTTAAATATAATTCCATAATTAATCAAATACGTGTGTTTCTAATCTAGTTACTCTTTTTTCTGTTTCTTCGTGTTTAGTAGCAACCTCCCTAACTGCCACCTTAATATCTGTTAAATCATTTGACATTTTTATAAGTGAGTTAACTGCTAATATTCCTATAAAAGCAAATACGCCTATAAAAGTGCCTACTGCCCAAAGTAAAAAAGTTGTTTCGTTTTCTGTTAATGCCATAAAAAATTATAAGTTATAGTCAATAGCTCTAATACAATGATTAGGTTTTGGATCTGTTTTTTCTAAAAAGTTAAACCAAAATTTACCATGATTAGTAAGCGAGTTGGTTAAATAATTTTTTCCAATTACACTACTAATTGTCTCTTTTCTCTTCCCAAATTTATAACCTGATTTAGTGATTAGTAATTTGTTTAGTAATGGAGCTAAAATAACGTTACCTAGTTGGTCTTTAGCAAGTGCAATATCTCTATTATATTTATTAAAGTCTTTAGTTGTTAAAGCTCCATATACCCAGCCTATACGTCTTAATAACCATAGTGATATTCCTGCAATTATATTTAAAAGTAAGCCTATGTATTTCATAAACGAATAGTAAAATTATTGTTTTCTAAAATTGTATTTAATTCTAAAATTTCACTTTCAGTCCATGTAACACCTAAAACACTAAACGCAAAAGACAAAGAGTTTTCTGATGAATCTCCGTTTTTACCATTAATCAAAGTGACCATAAACAAACTCAATCCCTTTTCATTTGCATCACTAAAAGCTTTTGCAAAAAGATTTGAGTATCTTAAATCCTGTTCAAGTCCTAGCCAGTTTAATATAATTGGTTGTTCAATTGGTTCTCTAAAAGGTTCGTCACCTTGATAGTAAATAGCGTCAATGCTATTTAATAAAGTAGACGTTACTGTTAACTGTTCATCGCTTGTTAACTCTCTTTCAGGCTTATTAATTCCATTATCGTTTATTAATTTTATTGCTATCATTATCTTATTAATTGATTTCTAAAACTTCTTAATGTCATTGTTTCTGCATTGTTATCCATTTTGAATGATATTAAAAAATACACATTATTATTAAAATTAATAGCTGTTGTTGATGGGGATAAATTTGAGCTTGTTAATGCCTCGTCATTTTGAATTGAGCTATTTGTTGAATAAATAGTTTGTGATGTTAAACTGTTTAAACAAGTTAAGTTTCTAATGAATGGAATTATACCAGCTTGATTTTGTTGGAACTGCCATATACCTAATTGAGTAGCTCCACTTAATGAGTTAGTAGTATTATAATATAGTTTAATAATTTTGAGATTTACCGAGCTTGTTGCACTAAATTGCATAAAAAAACGTAATTGGTCATTAGCTTTTATAGTTCCTGATGAAACTAAATATGATAAAGCGATTGTTTCAACCGATGTACTATCAACTGATATATTACTAGCTACACATAAAGAATTATCTGCCTTCAAATTCAAAGCATTAAACATCTTATCCTCACTAGGTGCTTTGTCGGTAACTCCGTTTGTTATTGTTTGGGTAATATTAGCGCTTGTTAAATAAGTTCCAGCTAATTGCCCTTCTGTTATTTTTTTTGTACTATTCATTATGCAACTACTGATTTAATTACCGCAAATCTAAATACAGGAGCTTCTGACAAAGATCCTCCTGTTGTATTTCTTAATGTTACCGTAGCAGAACCAGCCGCAGGGGTAACAGCAACTGTATAAGCTCCTAAAGTACCACCGCTTGAATGTGTCATTACTACTAAATCAGTAGCAGCGATACCTGTATTAGTCCATACCGCAGAAACAGATGTCTGTGATGCTAACGCATCTGCTGCAAATGTTATAGAACCAGTCATTCTACTTAATGTAAATGCAGTAGCTTTAGAAGTTGCTTGTGTAACTGCACCTCCTGAACCAGTTGCGTAACCTATTCCACTTGTAGCCCCACTTGACGTTATAACACCAGTAACCGCCAAAGATGTTCCTGTCGCAGCACCTATATTTGGCGTAGTTAATGTTTTACCTGCTAAAGTTTGAGTGCTAGTTAAATCAGCGTAATTACTAACTACACCAGCATCATTTTTAGTTGCTAATCTTTTTGTTGTTGCATCTGTATATACAGAAGTTACGCCAGTTGATGGAGTTGTAATTGATGCTTCTGCAATGTTTGATGTGTCTAATTGTGCCATGTTTATAAAATTCTAAATCGTGAGTTTAAGTTAAGTGTTAATTTTATTCCTGAGTTAATTCTAAATCTTCTTGATACTACGATATTGTTATTTTGCAACAAAGATATATCACTTGTCGCAATGCTAGGGTTTTGATATATAGTTGGTATAAATGCTGCAATATCAACTTTTTTTAGGTTGTCCGAATCTGAAACATCTGTTACTAATACAAAGTCCCCCGACATAGGTGTAACAGTTGTTTTATTTGTAATTGCTGTTTTATCAATTGTTAACACTCCACTTCCAGTTACTTCGCCTGTATGTGTTGCATTTGATACTTTAGCGTTATTAGTCGCTGTATCACTTTCTATTGTATCTAAATTAACAGCTTGTGTAACCGTTATGAATCCTAGCTTAGTTTGTATGTTACTATTTTTAGGTTCAAAATTAGCATCACTTTCAGCCTTTGTGTAACTTGGATTAACAGTAATTGGAACGTTTGAATAAAGTATATTCACTTTATCCCCAGCGTCTAAAGTATCTAGTATGGTTAGTGTCGTTCCTGTGCTTGTATATTGGCTTTGATTTAATTCTTGACCGTTTATAAACACAGCATAAGTACCGCTTACAGATTGAGATAATGTGAATGTTTGAGCTCCAGTTGTATAAGTAAATTCTTGACGTGTTAAACTAGCTATGCTTAAAGATGAAAAAGCTGCATTAACTGCATCTACTGTTATGTATTTAACTCCAGTTCCGTCAACTGCTAAAGAGTTTTGCTTATTGCTTTGTAATTCCAATGAATCAATAGGATTACCATCATTTTTCCAAACTGGGTTTCCTGAACTATTTGCTCCAATAGAACTTTCAGATGCACTTGCAGTAATATTAGCACTTTGATGCTTTAATCCTAAATGACCTGCTCCACCTGTTCCTTTAACGTGTAAACTTTTTGCGTTTAAACTATAATTGCCTAAATCAGTGTTTTGAGTTGCACCTGTGTAAGGAATAAATGCGTTTTGTAAAAAAGTTTTAATAGCATTTATAGTAGTTTTAACAGTTGAGCCACTTTGAACTATTGGTAGTTCTTCAGTTCCTCCTATTGCACCGCTGCTTGTTAATT